GTAAATGATTTTGTAAGATTTAGAAATGTTAAATTACCGGTAGGTGGTGTAGCAATTTCAACATTACAAATGTCTACTACTTTAAATGGAGCAATAACAGATAGTGTTACTACAATTGATTTAACAGATGGATCACAATTCCCTACTTCCGGTTTTATTATGATAGAAAAAGTTTTAACTTCTTCTGATACAACAGATCCACTTCTTGTTGGAACATACCAAAATGAAGTTATACAATACACAGGAAGATCTACAAATCAATTAACAGGATGCACTAGAGGAACAAGTGCACCTTACAGAGGAGAGTCTCCTCTACCTACAGTCGCTGGATCTCATTCTAATTTAGCAAAAGTTTTTGGTTGTTATAAAGTTGTTTCTTTGAATGAAACATCTATACCAAGCACAGGTCAACCATCTACAACCACACAATTTGATGGCATAAATGTTACGTTAACTAACACTGCATCAAGCACAGAAACAGGAGGCGGTTTTCAGTGTACAATTGGACCCGTTAATGATAGAGCTTAATTATGTCAGGAATTTCAAAATACACATACACTACATTAAAGCAAGCAATTCAAGATTACACTGAAGTAAGTTCAGATGTTCTAACTACGACAATTTTAGATGGAATTATTATGGCTGCTGAAATGAGAATTAATCAAGAGCTTCCAATGGATTCAGATAGATTTGTTCAAGAAGGTACTTTAGTTGCAAATGATAACACAATTAATGCGCCTGCAGGAACTTTATTTATTAGAGGTATTGAAGTATTTAATTCTACTGCAAATACTGAAGGTAATGGAACATGGTTAGAGAAAAAAGATCAAACATACTTATCAGAGTTTGTAGATAGAAAATTTGGACCACAAGGAGAGATACAAGCTCCTACAGACACAACTAATTCAGTAACAGGTTTTCCTAAGTATTATGCCATGTTTGGCGGAGCAACAAGTAATACTACAACCACTTCAGGGGGTATGTATTTAGCACCGACACCAGATGCAAACTATATGTTTAGAGTATATTATAACAAATATCCTACAGGATTAGGTTCTGGATCAGACGGAACAGCAGAGACTTATTTAAGCACTTATTTTCCACAAGGTCTTTTATATGCTTGTTTAGTAGAAGCATATGGATTTTTAAAAGGTCCAATAGATATGTTGACACTATACGAAAATAAGTATAAAAATGCAGTACAACAGTTCGCAGGAATGCAACTGGGTAGACGAAGACGAGACGACTACACTGACGGAACAGTTAGAATACAAGTTAAGTCACCGTCTCCATAAATAAGGAGAAAAAATTATGGCAATAACATCGGCAATATGTAACAGTTTTAAAAACGAACTTATGACTGCGACACACAACTTTACTGCGTCTTCAGGGAATACATTTAAAATTGCACTATACACAAGTTCAGCTACTTTAGGTGCATCGACTACGGCTTACAGCGCAACAAATGAAATCGCTAATACTTCTGGATCTGCTTACACAGCAGGCGGAAAAGCTTTAACAAACATTACTCCATCTTTAGATGGGTCAACAGCTTGTGCTGATTTTGATGACGTTAGTTTTACTTCAGCTTCATTCACAGCTAACGGATGTTTGATTTACAATGACACTGCATCAGGTGATCCTGCAGTTTGTGCAGTAGCTTTTGGTGGAGACAAAACGGTTTCAAGCGGAACATTTACTATTCAATTTCCTGCTAAAGCAGCAGCAACAGCTATAGTTAGAATAGCATAAGGAGAATCTCCTTATGTCGGTAACCCGAACATTTACAGTAACGGTTGTTAGCACCGACAGTGGAAATAAATATTTTATTGATGGCGTACAACAAGCTACAATAAATATTGCTGAGAATGGTACATACAAATTTGATCAATCTGATTCATCAAACAATAGCCACCCATTAAGATTTTCAACAACAAGTAACGGTACATGGGGTGGTGGTTCTGAATACACAACTGGTGTAACCACATATGGTACTCCTGGTTATGCAGGAGCTTATACACAAATTACAGTCGCTGAAAGCGCACCCACTCTTTATTACTATTGTACAAACCACTCTGGAATGGGTGGTCAGGCAAATACAGTTGATGATAACACTTGGGGAATGTGGGCATGGAGCACTAATGAATGGGGTGATCAAGGTCCTATAGAAATAACTTTAAGTGGGCAATCAGCAACTTCAAGTGTGGGAAGTGTTGAAGGTTCACCAAGTATTACTGTTTCACTAACAGCTCCGACAAATTTATCAACTTCAACTGGGTCTGTAGGTTTTGATTTAACTTCTATTGTATCTTTAACTGCACCATCAACATTAACATCTGCCGTTGGTGCGATAGAGGCAGAAAACGCAGAAGGTTGGGGTAGACAAGAATTTGGAAACTCTGGTTGGGGTGTTGATTATGCGGTTAGAATTGGAACAACAGGTGATACTCCTGCAGGATTAACATCTTCATTAGGTTCACTTACTGCAGAAGCATTTTTAGATGTTCCTATAACTGCTCCTTCAAATCAAGGTGCGTCTGCTGTTGGATCTATAAACACAGATGAATTTTTAAATGTATTAATAACAGCTCCAAGTCAAATGACTTCTCAAGTTGGAGACTTTGATAATGCCGGTACGTTAGTTGGTTGGGGTAGAAATGGTTGGGGTGAAGAACCTTATGGAGACTCATTTAATAAATTAGTTCAATTAACTGCATTACCAGTAGCAACAGCAAGTGTTGGATCTTTGTTACCTGCGGATGTTGTGGGATTAACCGGTGTATCTTCAACAGCAAGTGTTGGAGATATTTCTCCTGCAGATGTTATGGGACTAACTGGTGTATCTGCAACAACAGGTGTTGGAGAAATTGTAATTGGCGAAGGGGCTCCATTAACCGGTGTATCTGCAACAGCGAGTGTTGGAGATATTTCTCCTGCAGATGTCGAAGGGTTAACAGGGGTTGAAGCGACAGCAAGTGTTGGAAGTTTAGACGTAACCGAAGCACAAATAGTTATAATAGGTTCTGATGGTGTAACAACACCGGCTATTTTAAACTCTTCAGTTGGTGCTATTTCTCCTTCAGATGCTGTAGGATTAACCGGTGTATCTTCAACAGCAAGTGTTGGAGCTATTTCGCCTGCAGAAGTTGTAGGACTAACAGGGGTTGAAGCAACTGCAGAAGTAGGTACAACAGGCTTTGGAACATTAGCATACAAAGATATTGACATAACAGGGAATACATCTTATACAGATGTAACGCACGTAGCTTAGGAGAAAAAATTATGGCATCAACATACACAGATCTAGGTATAGAATTAATGGCAACCGGTGAAAATGCCGGTACTTGGGGAACAAAAACAAATTCAAATTTAAGCCTTATTGAGCAACTTACAGGCGGTCACTTATCAATATCCATTGCTGGTGGTGCACAAACTACAGCTTTAGATATAGATAACGGTGCTTTAACAGGTACTGCTCAACAAAGGGTATTAGACTTAACAGGAACAATTACAGGAAATCAAATTGTAACATTTCCTTTACTTACAGAAACTTTTTATTTTATAAAAAATAGCACATCAGGTGCTTATACAGTTCAATTAAAAGCCGCTTCAGGTTCAGGTGCAACTGTTACTTTTGCAACAACTGATAAAGGTTGGAAAATTATTTATCTTGATGGTGTTGCAACTAACACAGGTGTGTATGAGATTTCACCGGTAAACGCTACACTTACTGCGATAGGTGCTTTAACACCAACTGACAGTAATATAATTGTTGGTAATGGTTCAACATGGGTTGCAGAAACTGGGGCTACTGCTAGAACTTCTCTTGGTGTATCAATTGGAAGTGACGTACAAGCTTATGATGCACAATTAGCAGATGTTGCAGGTTTAGCTGTAACTGATGGAGGTTTTATTGTTGGAAATGGTTCTAATTTTGTTTTAGAAACTGGTGCTACTGCAAGAGCTTCTTTAGCATTAGACACAGGTAACGATGTACAATTTGATAGTTTTGGAGTTGGAACCGCAGCTTCAGGGACTACAGGAGAAATAAGAGCTACAAATGATGTAACTGCTTTTTATTCTTCAGACGTTGCACTTAAAGAAAATATTACAAATATACCAGACCCGATAGAGTCTTTAAAAAAATTAAACGGCGTTCTATTTGATTGGAAAAAAGAATATATTGATCAAAGAGGTGGTGAAGATGGATATTTTGTTAGAAAAAAAGATGTGGGTGTTATTGCACAAGAGGTAGAAAAAGTTTTACCAGAGGCTGTTGCTGAAAGACCCGATGGTATTAAAGCTGTCAAATACGACAGATTAACTTGTTTA